TTTGATAATGTATTCCAAGCAACTGACCACTTACTAGAAGATGATGAAGAGTTTGACCCATCTTTAATCTTACCTAATGGTTCTAGATTAATGATAGGTTCTTTACTTAGGTGTCTGTATAAATATGCAGAGCGACCAGAACAGGTAAAGGTTATAACCCAGTCTGCATATATGACATTGTTTACGGCAGAAACACAGCCCGAAGCAATCAAAGATATAGTAGAAGAGATGATAATAAAATCACAGATGATGGAAATAGATGACGAAATCAAACAACTACTTGAAGGAGGAGAGTGAAGAATGGCAGATTATAACCCACTTGGAAAATCAAGGTTTCCATATAACACAGGCAAAGAAGATGGATGGGAAACTCGTAGTTACCCTGACAGTATCTCTTTTGAATCAGCCGTAGCACAAACCTTTCAAGAACTATTAGATTTATTATTGTCTAAACATAAAGATTACGGACCAAAGAATATATCTGAAGCACCAGGTGGTGCATTGAATGGACTCAGGGTTCGTATGCATGATAAGTTGGCTCGTATAAATAACTTATATGATAGCCAATCTAATCCTGAACACGAGTCTCTTGAAGATTCTTTCAAGGACATGGCAAACTATGCAATCATAGGATTGCTAGTACTAAGGGGGCAATGGGACCAATGATTGAATTAATGTTAATGATGTTTCAATTAGAACTTTTATCTTTACTATCTTTCCTTGTAACATTACTGGGAATAAATTAAGGGGAACTAATGAAAACAATAGAGGAATCAATAGATTTAACTAATCAAAAAATATATTCTTTACTACAAGAAAATCCAGTAGAAAATCTGGAAAGTATAAAAGAACTCACACGTATTATACAGAGGTTAAGTCGTTCTAGAATGGTGGGATAATGAAGGTTATAGTCTGCGTGTCTGACTTACAGGTACCATACCACGACAGGAAGGCAGTCTCAGCGCTGTCTAATTTCATAAAGAAATATAAACCTGACGAGGTAGTATCTGTTGGGGATGAGATGGATATGCAGACTATCTCAAAATGGAGTAAGGGTACTGACCTAGAACACGAGAAGTCTATTGCTAGAGATAGAGATGAGACTCATCGTGTGCTTGAATCATTAAAGATTAAACATATGATTAGAAGTAATCATACAGATAGATTGTTTAATACAATTAGAATGAGAGCACCTGGTCTTGCTGGTTTACCTGAGTTAGAGTTAAAGAACTTCTTAAAACTTGATGACTTAGGTATTACATATCACGAGAGACCATATGAACTAGCACCGAATTGGTTGTTACTACATGGTGATGAAGGTAATGTGCAACCTACTGCTGGTGCTACTGCACTTGGATTAGCCAAGCGTGCTGGTATGTCCGTTGTGTGTGGTCATACGCACCGTGCTGGCTTGACACATTACACTCAGTCATACTTTGGTGGCACACCTAAGACTATATGGGGTCTAGAGACTGGTTGTTTAATGGACTTTAAGTTCGCTAAATATATCAGAGGTGGATTGTTTACATGGCATAAAGGATTCGGTGTTTTATATGTTGATGGGAATAAGATTACCCCACAATTAGTTCCAGTTAATATGGATGGTTCATTCGTATTTGATAAGAAGGTGTGGAAGTAATTGGATTGGAATAGTATTGAGAAGTGGGATTACATTGTAACAGCGGTTGCATCGGACTATCATAGGAAGTTTAGTATGGTAGAACGAGAAGATATAAAGCAATCGCTGTACCAATGGTTTGCTGAGCACCCAAACAAACTTAAAGATTGGGAAGCAATAGGGGATAAGGATGCAAAGAACTTAATCTATCGTTCACTTCGCAACCAAGCATTAGATTACTGTCAGAGATGGAAGGCTAAGAGCCTTGGCTACGACATGTCTGACTTACATTATTATGATTCTGAAATTATAGAAGCATTACTACCACCCGTATTGCGTGGTGAGTATGGTGTTACACACAAATTAAATCTTGGATTTACTGGTAAGCCATCTGCCCCTGCCGAAGGTGGCAACCTAACTATTATGATGTTAGAGATTGACTCAGGCTACTGGAAGTTAAACAAAGAAGATAGAAATATTATATCTTTACGCTTCGCAGAGAACCTAGACTTCGGCGAGATGGCAAACATACTAGAACTTGGTACTGATAGTGCCGCACGAATGAGACTTAAGCGTTCCATTAGTAGGCTGATAAATAAAATAGGTGGGTATAAACCTTTCCGTGATATAGATTCACCCGATAAAAACGAGAGTGAAGAAGATAATATAGAACAAACTGACATACATTCCGATACAGATAAGGGGAATAAGAACGGGAGCGATGAAGAATAAAAATCTAAATAGAATATTACTCATCACCCTCCCGTTGAATAGAACCCAGTCCCCTTGAAATGAACTGGGTTTGCTTGATACTCTCTAATCATTTCTCTATTACATTGCGGACACTCGGCTAAGTCATCTCGTTCATCAACGCTACGACTTAGTTCTAGTAGTGTCTTATCGTCTTGACATCTGTAAGAATAGGTAGGCATTACTTATCCTTATGGGCAATTGTTATCTTACCCCAGCGTTTACTTGTGCTCATATAGTTTTTCTTAAACTTAGAGCGTTTCCATTTTTTTAATGGCTTTATTACTGATGGCATTAACCTATCTTCTTTGCTTTCGGATTCCAACCAGAGTACAACCAGCCTAGTGAAGTACCAGAGTAATCTATTTTATTATACTCTTGTCTAAACATTTCAATGGCTTCTTCTTTTGTATCTGTTTCGAATTCACCTACTGTTTTAAGTGATATCTTAGTTCTTACTTCATATATTGGCATTACATTTCCTCATCTTCTGGTGTTGGTGCTGTTGCAAGAGTGCCACATAGAGCGCACTCCATATCTATGAAATACATATCTATCTCGCCAGTCTCGTCATCAAACACAGTCTTTACATTCCATATGTTACAACCACAAGGACACACAGTAGTGGCTCTACCGCGTATGTCCATCGCTGATTTGTAATCAGGTTTAAGTTGTGTGATATGCTTCGGCTCGTCGATTAGTAGTATCCTTTCTTATTAAAGAACTTCCACGCTTGGCAAGGTGTGTGATACCTGTTATAGATATAAGATAATCCTCTATCTATTTGCTTAGGCGCAGGAGTTTTGGGGTCAAGCCCTAATAACTGTGGAATACCTCCAGCATTTTTACCCATAACTTTTACTTTGTTGTATGCGTTGGGTCTCCAATTGCTTTCTTTAGTCCACAGTTTATTAAGGCAAGACCATTCTTTGTACTGCCACTCGTATAGTTTATCCTGAGCATAGGCTTTACTATCCATTACTGTCCAACCTTCGGCTACATCTCCGTGAGATGGCTTTAGTTCATCAGTTGAAGTAGCAAGCCTGATACCTAAGATAAGTATTAGCCCCGCGCTAAGTGACAATACAAATATTCTTCTCAAGTTAAACCTCTTCCGCTATTACATCTGCCCCTGTTGGCGCATCAAACTCAGACACTTCCCATTCTCTGTATGGTGCGTCTATGGCTAACTCTATTGCCCTGTCTATATCATACTCTGATATATGGTAGACTAAGGTAGCCGTAGTCTTGATGGTAATCTTATAGTTAGTCAAGTTCATTATCAAACAACCCTTCTACATTGGTGTCACTAAAGAACTCTTCGTAGGTGATATAGACAAGGTCATCTAATTCTCTGATAAGAAAACTTATCTTATCACTATCCCAACCCTTTACCATATCAGCAGTAATAACTCCCTGCCAAACTACATCGTTATCCATTATATCCCCTCTCTTTTATAGTGCGTCTGACCTTATGGGCAAACGATACCTTCTGCTTGACAAGAGAGTTCTTTGTAACTCTGCCCATCATAGCCAATCTTTCACCTGCCATAGTGCCACCATATATACCGAAGTATAGTTGCTGACCATGCTTGCCTAGTTCTAGGCAGTCATCTTTAGCAGGACAATTCTTACATACAGATAGTGCTTTGATAGCCTTATCTACTTCTAGTTTAGTTGCTTGTGAACTACCATTAACAGAACTATTAGGGTCAGTTATGTCTACTTCACCAGCGAACCACATATCAGGGTCATCACTTCCAACGCATAACCCCTTGCTTAAATCTAAGTCTGTGTCATCAAACTTATAATCGAATACAGTATATGGTTTTTTAGTTATGTATTCCATAGTTCCATAATATACCTTGTAATGCTACGCTTAGTTCTGTTGTTAACTCTTTTACCTGCTCATCACTTAGGTCAGCAACATCAGACTTTTTTAATGACGCTTCCCATAACATAATGTCCTTGTAAAATCTGCGGTCTGTTCTTACTTCCATTGTAGTTCCTCTCTGTGTTGGTGTAGGTGGGGCGGTTACCCCACCCACAATTAACTAGTTTATTATGGGCGGAATACTACTGAAGTATAACCTTCTAGGCGTGAGTGCTTGGCGATTAAGCCCTTCTCACCAGTCAAGTGTTTATACTTGCCATTACCTAGTGATACCCATACGGACTTAGGCTTGAACCTAGTCTGTGTTGGTAGTGCTTTAAGTATAGTTCCCTTAGGCTCATAGCCATTAACACTAGCCACATCAAACTGAACTGTTGCCAGTTCGTTTGCTAAGTCAGCAAGTGTTAGTGATATACTAGCCAAGTAATCCTCTACTTGTGTTGTCGTGGTTGACATTGTATTACCTTTCGTTATTATCTACTTGGTAATTTACCAAGCATATGATAGTGATTACTCACTACCAATTCTAGAAGTCAAGTGGCTCTTTACTATACCACTTCTCATTTATAAATCCATACTCATCTCTAAGCATATCTTTAGACTTAGGGTTGTAGCATAGGCAGTCTAAGAACTGTGCGCTACAATCAAAGCAACACTCACACATCAAGCAGTAGAGTTCACTCTCCCATAGGTCTATCAAAGCCTCACAATTAGGACACTCAAACTTGTTATCCTCATAGTCAGTAGGTTGGAAGTGTCTATCTGCTACTACTATATCATACACACTAGGTTCGTCGGCATAGGTAATGGTAGGCGTAGGCTTGTATGAAGTATTACTCCACCATATACCATTGTCGTCCCAACTACCAGCACTCTCGTTGATAATATAAATCTTATACTGTGCGCTAGGGTCATTGGTCATAACTGCTATCTTACTACCACTAGCCCATGAACCTATCATATCATATAGATAATCATCATCTAACGCAGACACACCACCTAATCGTGGCAGTAATTCCTCTGCCATAATTCTAGTATCGCTACGCTTATCATCTTTAGGTATTAGAATATCTAGCATACCATTATGTGCTAAGTAAGTATCGTGCTCACCTGCTAACCTAAACGGGTGGCAATTAAGTTCGTTCTTAACTCCATGAGTAGCATACCTAGCGTGCCACATAGCGTAGCCATTGGGATACTGCTCTCTAAGTTCTAAGAACCTGCTGATAGACTTCTTAGCGGACATACTGCGCTCAGATATAATACCACTACCAGTATCTATAGCGAACCCAAATCCATGTGGGTTCTTACAAGCACCAGTAGTAAGTTCATCTTTACTCGGTGTGGAATTAGGATTACACACCACTAGCAAACACATATCTTACCCCCTTACGCATTGACTAACTCTTTACTATCTACTACTAACTTATCCACTCTACTCATACGCATATAGAGTTCAGGATACATACCATTATTGGCTTGTATCCAGTCAGAGAACCACTCCCAACTTAGCGCACCCATCTTTACATCAGATAGGGTTAAGTCCCTTGTGTATTCTACTGTAGCATGTGCTAATTGTATAGCACTAAGAACACCACTAGGGTTCATAGTTCCTCTAAAGAACCTGAGTTCTAGTGTGTTCTCGTTCTGCGTATTCACCGCAGAATATCTCTCGGTCATACTGTTGCTAGGGTGAGCAACCTTGTGCGCTAGTGTAAAGTATGGTCTATCGAACTCATCATACATATACACATCATTAAACTTAGCATAGGTGGACTTGCGACCACCTAACTTCATCATCTTATCAGAGTTCTTATAGATAAGAGATAAGAACCTATGTGTATGCGCCCCACTCTTAAAGCCCTTACGACTTATATGAATATGAAGTCCGCAACTCTTAGCGTCCCAACTCCTAGCATTGTGAACTCTCTTTAGATAATCTAAGGTAGTCCATAAGTTCCTATTGTTAGTAAAGTATTCTAGTGTAGCGGGGTGGGATACCATCTCGAACCCCTTGTATCCGCCACTATTTATACTGCTATCCTCTTTAAGATAGACGAAGTCGCCCATCATCTCCATAATATATTCTGAACTATCTACTAGTTCACCATCTCTAATCTCCATCTCTAATTCTATACCAAAGTGTAGGTTATTCTTATCCTCACCATAGAAGTGTGGCACAGGCTTGTAAGAGTATGGATAAACTTGTCCACCACTCTCACAACTACCGCAACTATCTCGGTTATACACTTCACAACTATTGCACCAAATAGCATTATCAGAGCAACACCCATCACACCAATAAGAACCAATATCCTCTAAGTGATAACTACTTTCGTTATCTGAGTAGGTGCTTTCGCAACTCTCACACCAAAATGTATAGTTATCGGCACATCTTTCACAATACATACCGACACCCTCTACATGCCTAGACCCATCTTCCCACCCATATTCCTCACATCTTTCACAATAAATACGGCAGTCAGAGCATAGCATATCACCATTAGGGGTGGTGGCTAACTCATCAGGTCTATAATCACTAGAGCAATTAGCACATGCTAGCAACTCTACTTCATCAGACATATCAACTCCTTACTTTACCTGACACTTCGATTATTATATCACTAATCTTATTCTTTAGCAAATCGGTGGTGATAGCCATACCCTTAAAGTCGCCTCTATCATACCAATTTGCTTGCGTTCTAAGAGAAGTTCTAATAAGTTCTAGTTCATCTCTAGTAAGTTCTATCACTATACCTTCCATACTATCTGCGTTCTCTGAATAACTTGATACTTCTTAGGGTGATACCAATTACCAGTAATAGAATTAGTGTTCTATGTGGTAAATATAAATCACCTAAGTAGGTCATTAGATAGGTGGAATTACCATCTATCTCTAGGTTAATTATATCCATCTTTACTCCTTGTCCTTGTCGCAAGTGTGAAGGATAATCGCTATATCAGAGTATAGTTTAGCACCACACTCCACGCAAGTTTTATCATACACTTTAGTATAATAACCCATATTCACTCCTTGTTATACCTAAGTATAGCATACTCAGGGCTATAAGTCAAGTTCTGACTTATGGCGTGTCCTAGTGGGGTATCGAACCCCATGCACACCCGACCTACGGGCTAGGACTATCTAACTAATTATAGGTAGTTATCGGCAGGTCTAGCCAATAACTTAGCCATAACTTCCAAGCGTTCTTGCGCCTTCATATTGCGTAGTTCTAGTTCAGTTAAGGGTCTAAGGGTAGCAGGTAGGGGTTTAGGCTTGGCGTTCTTAATTGTCCGCCTTGCTAACTTAACCGCAACGCTATCCTCTACCGCTACGATTATATTCCCCGACTTATCACGCACCACTAGATTACTAAACCGCTTACTGCGTGAACCTAACCACGCAGGGGCAGAACGCACATCTCTTGGTGGTGTGATAATGCTACCACTAACCCCATAAGGGTTATATGGCACTATCTCACCTTTCACTAGGGGTTAGGCTACTAGTGAGTAGTCTAGTTAGTATCCCATCAGCGCAACCGCCGATTACTAGGGGCGTATCTCACTAGGCTACTTACTAGTAGTCTAACCTTGTAAGAACTTACTCTACACCATCACCGCCGTAATATCAAACCGACACGCCGTAAGTGATAAATATATTTTAAGTTCTTTATTTAGTTGTATCAGGATATTACTAACCTGATAAAGATAACTTTACACCCTCATAAGAATAAAGTCAATACGACACGCCGACTATATTATGTGAACTACATCACACGAACACTTGTTCTATTACTGGTGAGTAATGTATAGGGTGAGAGGGGAATAGGACAATAGGGGCAAATAGGATTATTGGTATTTATTAGGGCAGATAGTCAGCAACCGCACATTTAACTCATAAGGGTATAAAACACAACACATACCACAATAAGGACTAATCGGACATATAGTATAGGTAGGATTATAGGTCTATAAGTCTATTTGTCGACAAATCTACATTTGGGGTGGGGTGTGTTAATTCGCTTGCGGGGGGCATACATAGTATTAGGTAATAATTTTCTGTTATATTAGCCCAGTAATATATATACAAACTAGTATAAATCGGACATTATAAAAAATATATCACCCTAAGTTGTTCGCTTTTCAGTTATTCACAGGTTATCTATATATGTAATAGTAAATACATATATAGGGAGTTGGCTCCCTTTAATTCCGCCAACTCATAATATAACAATTATTATAATAATATATATAATGGGTAAGTTCTGTCCGTTTAACCTTACCGTTTAATAACCGTTTATAGGGGTGCTATGGGACGCAAGCCAGGGGTACAATCGATACCCAAAGATGTAGCACAAAAACAAGTTTTGGAAATCTTATCTCAAGGCAGTACCATCACTGATGCTATGCTAGCCGTAGGTAGGAATGAAGTTACCTTCCGTCAGTGGTCCATGCAGGACCCTGACTTTAAGACTGAGGCTGATAAAGCAAGGCTTGCTGGTAAAGGTGTCAAGTCTGACATGGCTACCCTAAAGGATATCTCCTTTGAGAATTTTTGTGAAGAGTTCCTAGATACAAAACTTTTTAATCATCACCTTGACTGGATAGATTTAATCGAGGGTAAGCCACCTAGGTCTTTACACCCATCTATGACTTACGAGCAGGCTGCTACTAACCGTATCTTAATTAACGTACCACCTGAACACGCTAAGTCAACTGTTATCACAATCAACTACGTTACCTACCGCCTAGCGATAGACCCTAACGTTAGAATTATTATAGTTTCTAAAACCCAGGGTATGGCACGAAAGTTTCTTTCAGCCATCAAGACCCGCCTTAGCCATCCTAACTGGACTAAACTACAGGTCTCCTTTGGACCTCAAGGTGGATACAAAGCAGACTCTAACACTTGGTCTGCCGATATGATTTACCTAGGTACTGGTCGCGACTCTGGTGAGAAGGACCCTACTGTTCAAGCATTAGGATTTGGTTCTCAGATTTACGGTGCTCGCGCTGACCTGATTATCCTTGACGATGTGGTGATGAACGCAAATGCCCATGAGTGGGAGAAGCAAATTGAATGGCTTCAAAAAGAAGTTATCACCCGCCTAGGGCGGCACGGAAAATTACTTATTGTAGGAACCCGTGTCGCGCCTATAGACCTTTACAAGATGATGAGAGACCCTAGTCAATGGACTGGTGGTAAATCTCCATTCACTTACTTCAGTCAACCAGCAGTACTAGAGTTTGATGAAGACCCTAAGAAGTGGAAAACCCTTTGGCCTAGAACAGATAGACCTGAAGGTGAGCAAGATGAGGTGGACGAAAATGGATTATATACAAAATGGGATGGACCCTCGCTCTTTACTAGAAGGTCTGAGGTTGCTCCGTCGGTGTGGGCGCTTGTCTACCAACAAGAAGACGTCATGGAAGATTCAATCTTCTCACCTACCACAGTCGCAGGATGCGTCAATGGTATGCGAAAGCGTGGACCACTCAAGGCTGGAGTCCCTGGCCATCCAAAGCATGTTGATAGCGCTTACACAGTTATCGGCCTCGACCCCGCAATGGCAGGAGCCACAGGAGCAGTAGTAATAACTTACAACCGTTCTGATGGTAGAGTCTATGTATTAGACTGTGTCAATATGACGGATACTACCCCACAAAGAATTAGGGACCTTATTGAAGAATGGGTTATCAAATACAAACCCCAAGAGATAAGAATTGAAATTAACGCTCACCAGAAGGCTTACGCCTTAGACGATGACTTACGTAACTGGTTAGCACAATATGGCTGTATCCTCAACTCTCACTTCACGGGTAAGAACAAATGGGATACAGGCTTTGGTGTAGCATCTATGGCTACATTGTTTGGGACGGTAAGAGATTCTCGTTTCCAGGACAATAATCTAATTGAACTTCCTTCTAATGAAGGCTCTGAGGGCTTGAAGTCCTTAGTACAGCAATTAATAACCTGGAAACCTGATACCAAAAACCCTACTGACTGTGTAATGGCTTTATGGTTTGCTGTTATCAAAGTCCGTGAACTTATGCAGAAGTCATCTTATGCTAATAAGTTTGCTAGTAATCGTTGGGCTACTAGAGCACAAAAAGAAAAAAGATACGGAATCAATTTAGACGAAGCCTTTGCAGAGCAATGGGCTGATACTTATAACTAAAGGATAAGATGGCTTTAACAATTGAACAAATAGCAGCACGAGTACAATCCCTGCGATATCGCAATACAGAACGCGATGGTCGCAACCTTGATGTACTTGCTGTTCGTAGAGGTAAGATTGCCGATGTATATCCTAACTTTTTCCCAGAAGGAGTAGACGCTAATGTCGTGGCAAATTTTATTGATATCGTTGCCCGCGACCTTTCAGAAGTTATGGCGCCTCTTCCTGCGGTTAACTGCTCGGCCGCTAATCAGGTCTCTGACCGTGCTCGTACTTTTGCCGATAAGCGTACTCGTATTGCTAGTAATTATTTCTCGAACTCTGACCTTGCGGTACAGATGTACTCAGGAGCAGACTGGTATCTAACTTACGGTTTCGTTCCATTTATAATTGAATTAGATGAAGATGCAAAGTTACCTCGTATTCGTTTAGAAAACCCAATTGGTTCTTATCCAGAGTTTGACCGCTATGGTCGTTGTGTTGCTTTTGCTAAAAGATACACACTTACATTAGGTGAGTTAGTAAGTCAGTTCCCAGAGTTTGAAAGAGAACTATTAGGTGGACGAGGTTATGAACAAGATTTAAATGCTCAAATAGAAATGCTTCGTTACTACGATAAAGACCAATCAGTTATTTATATACCATCAAAACAAAATTTAGTTTTATCGCAAGCCAATAATCCATTAGGTAAATTAATGGTAGTTGTTGCACGCAAACCATCTATTGATGGAGAGTTGCGTGGACAGTTTGATGATGTATTAGGAATTCAATTACTTCGTAATCGTTTTGCTTTACTTGCTATGGAGGCTGCAGAAAAATCTGTACAAGCCCCCATTGTACTTCCACAAGATGTGCAGGAACTACAACTTGGTGGCGATGCGGTTATCCGTACAGCCAACCCAGCAGGTGTTCGTCGAGTAGAACTTACCCTACCACAGGGTGCATTTACAGAACAGAACGTTCTTAACCAAGAGTTAAGAGTAGGAACTCGTTATCCAGAATCAAGAACTGGAAACATTGATGCCTCTATTGTTACTGGTCAAGGTGTACAGGCTCTTATGGGAGCATTTGATACACAGGTTAAATCAGCACAAGCAATCTTTGCTGCAGCACTTCGTGATGTAATTAGCATTTGCTTTGAGGTTGATGAAGTTATCTACCCTGAGGAAAAAACAATTCGTGGCGTAGACTCTGGTTCTCCATATGAAATTACTTACAAACCAACCAAAGATATTAAGGGTGACTATTCTGCCGATGTTCGTTACGGTATGCTTGCTGGTCTTAATCCAGCACAAGGTCTTATCTTTATGTTACAGGCTCTTGGTGGCAAATTAATATCTAAAGATATGGCTATGCGTGAGTTACCATTTACAGTTAATGTAACTCAAGAGTTAGAAAAAATTGAGATTGAAGATATGAGAACCGCTTTACTTGGTTCTCTAACTGCATATACACAAGCAATACCACAGATGGCTACACAAGGACAAGATGCATCTGATGTCGTAAGAAAAATTGCGGCAGTTATAAAGGCTCGCCAAAAGGGACAAGCGTTAGAAGATGCTATTGAGGCTACCTTTGCGCCTGAACCGCAACAAGTTCCTCCTGCTGGCGCACCATCTCAGGTTGAGCAAATGTCCCCTGCTCCCGTTGCTGCTCCAGTAGGAGGTCCATCTCCAATTGATGAGCAACCTCAACAAGTACCTGACGTACAAAGTTTATTATCTAGTTTAACATCTGCAGGTGGAGCAAACGCAAGCGTAAGAACTATTAGACGACGTTAACTAAGTAGGGGACTATGACTGCAATTGTTGGTATACAGGGAAAAGGTTGGGCTGTCTTAGCATCAGACTCAATGACTACATATACAGATAAACCATATGTAGCCAAAGGTTGCGAAAAGATAGTTAAAGTTGGTGAGTATCTAGTTGCAGTATCAGGTGATGCTATAGCAGGAGATATACTTAATAACTTATGGCAACCACCTAAAGTAATTAAGACGCAAGACCCAGATAGATTTATGATGATTAGAGTATTACCATCTATAAAACAAACTCTAACTGAAGCAGGTTACGACCCAGCACCTAAGAATAAAAATGATGATGATGCTGGATGGGATGCATTAATTTGTTTTAATGGAAATTTATATCAAGTTAGTGATGACTATGGATATATGCGAGATGATAGAGGTTTATACGGAATAGGCGCAGGCGGAGGATTAGCCCTTGGCGCTCTAGCAATGATGGAAGTAGAAACAAAGACACACGCTAAAGCATCAGGTGCTGCTAAGAAAGCAGTGCATGTAGCAATTCAATATAATATTTGGTGCGGTGGACCAGTTCACACAAAAACACAATTTACTAAGTAGGAGGAACAATGGCTGGAGTTAAGGGAAGAAGTGGTGGCGCTAATGGCGGACCACAATATAGCCCAATGAATGTTTCTGGAACTGGTGGTAAAGGACAATCTGGAACACAAGCAGCAAAATATTATTCAGGCTTACCTTATGGACAAGGTAAAGAAACATTAGAACAACAACGTGCTGTACCTATGGCTGGAAACTTTACTGCACCACTAATGAATCCTATAGATTCTCTTCCTCAAGCAACACCCTTAACTGAGCAATCAACAATGCCAGATGTCCCAGTTACTGATGGAGCGATGATGGGTGCTGGTGCTGGCATGGAAGCATTGATGTTACCAAAAGAGCAAGACAATGATGTTGAAAAACAAAGACTATTATCTTACTTGCCCGCCTTGGAGGTAGCAGCACAAAGCCCAAATTCTTCACAAGCATTCCGTAATTATGTGAGAATTCTAAGGGCTAACCTTCTATGAGCGAAAAAGAAGACGCAAAAAAAGCCTATCAAAATAGACAGAGAAATAACAATCCCTCTGCTTTTGATACTATGGGTTCATTTAATAATTATTATGCTGGCTGGAATATTGATTCTTCCAAGTCTTTAGCATTAGATATGGGAAGATATATCCCTGCCGCAAATAGAATAGACGCTACTTCTCAGTTTAATAAATCTCAAACACCAATAGCAGAAGACAAAAAAAGTTTTTGGCAGAGAGCATTCATAGGAATAGAAAAAGCCTATAACTTTACAACTCAAGCAGTATCTTTTGGTTTAACACTACCTGAGAAAAATAATCCTATCTGGCAAGATGATTTTTCAGCAGACAAAGTTAAAGAAGCCTGGAATAAATCTAGAGATATATCTGCTGGTCGTTCTATTCAAAGAACTCTGGTAGGCAGACCATTAGATGTAGCGGAAGATATATTTAGCGGTATAGCAAAGACTGTAAGTTTTGGTAAACTATCTGGTGCTGATAAATTTTTACAGGACCATGTATTATTTGCCGCTAATGACTTTGATATATTTGATAAGAAACAAGCCGAGGAGGCTTTTCGTGAACAAAATATTGGACGTTTCTCATCTTTTGGTACAGATGTAATATCTAGATTTATGCTTGACCCTACTATTATTGGTGGTAAAATAGTTAAAGGGTATAAGGCTATTAACTATACCGTCAAAGGCGTTAATGAATTAAATGCTATTCTTGCTGGAGAAAAAACTGGATTCAGAGCCAGTAAAGTAAAAGCAACCTTTAATGATTTTATTGTAAAGACAGATGACCTAGATGCCGCTGATTTGTTTAGAGTTAAGGCTATAAGAGAATCTTCAAATCCAGCATCTTTTGCAGATTTAATTGCTGATGCAAACAAAATTGAAGATATTACAATCCGTCATACTGCTAAAGCAGATATTATTAAAATGGCAATGGGTGATGCTGGCGCAGCAAGTAGATTGCTAGCAAGTAATCGTGCACTTGCCGTAAAAGTTGGTAACCTACAGGACGAAGTTACTGGTGCTAAATATTTAGGCGCAGGATTAGATAAACAAACTGGTCAACTTACATTTGATTTGGTAAATAAAGGGACTGATTTAGAAAAGGCTGTTGAAAACGTAGCCTTATACGAAGATGAACTTCGTGAACTAAGTCAAAAATTAAATGCCGAAGCAATTTTAGACCCTACAAGAATACCTCAATTTAATCAATTATCAAAAGCACGCCAAGCAATATCTGGTAATCAAAGACTTATTGATGCACGAGGTTTAACATTCAGTGGTGTAAAATTTACTGACTTACGTAATGGTGCTGCTGGTGCCTCGGTTAGATTTATGACAGGTTTCTTTTATAAGCGTCCTCGTGGTTGGATTGATTTCACTGACAACCAATCAGTTCAAACCGTAGATAACATGCTCAATCGTGTTCGTGGTATTGCTGGAAAACAAGAGCAATTATATCTAAAACAAATTAATGTAATTAAAAACACATTAAATACAAAAACTTTACAGCCAGAAGAAATTAAATCTTTACAAACCCAAATGAAAACAATTGAAGATGACCTTAAGAAGGCTTCATTTACGGTAGAACGTAAGTCTGAATTGTTTAATGAATACGTTGGTGCTACAAATGCTGCAGAACGTGCTAACGCTTTTCAAAAAATTGAACAAGAATTGTTTAATACTGTTGCAAAACAATTTGGATTTGATGAATCTGATGTTCGTGCAGGCTGGCAGTTATTTTCTGGTGGACGTGCCAAAGCACAAAATATTATTCGTGAGAGAGCCTATACGGGAGCAACAAAAACTTTACCAGATGGTAGAATAGTTCCAGTTGGTTCTAAAGTTACACCAATTCTTGGCTCTGAAGACTTAAAATATATTATTCCATTGCCATTAAACGAAACTCAACTAGTAAAACAGTTACCAGTTCTTGATATTGATACAATGTATTCAGCATTAAATCGTTTATCTAGGGCTAGAAGGTCTGATGCGGTTGGAGTATATTACAAAGCCCGCGCTGGAACTACTGATGTTATAGACGGCCTAGATTCTTTAATTAAATTTGAGGTACTTGCTCGCCTTGGTTACCCTGTTCGTAACGTAACTGAAGGATTAATGCGTATCCTTACAACCGCTGGCCCTATGGCTGTGCTTACTGGTATACGTGAATCTTCTAGGAATATGATTGCCAATAGATTTACTGGCGCATCGCTAGATGATATATATCGTTGGTCAGATGATGTGAAACTTGAGACTCATCGAGATGAATTAAGTGCTATACGTGATATTGCTGATGACCCTGAACTTATTAAATCTCAAATAAAAGAAATTGATGCAATGTTAGATGGCACTCTTAAGGTTGAAGATAAATTTGGTCTTGGCTTAAGAGAAGTAGATGGCATTAAATATGAAGATGCATTAGGTTCTACACCTGAGCAGGCTGAGTTTATTAAGAATCGTTTTATTAGAGAATCTGCACGTATTGTAGATGCACATTTTTCTAACTCTAAGACTAAATTAACTAACGCATTTGAAACTACTGGTGACTTTGTAGTAGTCAAAGGTGATGACCCTAACTGGGTTCAGGCATATGAGAGAGTTGTAAACCGTCAAGTTCGTAATTCTAAAATTACACAAATTCTTTTGCAAAATAAACCAAGAGAAGAACTTATTGCCGAAGCAGAAAAATTTCTTTTAACAACAAAAGAAGGCCGCGTTATTATGCGCGACCTAGGCATGGGTAGAGATGCTCTTGCTATAGCAGAAGCAAACATGGATAACATTGATGAATTATTTCCATCATTTGCGGCAGGCTTAAAGGAAATTGCTAAGGGTCGTACGATTACTGGCGATGATATTAAGAAGGCTTTTGGTACAGATACATTAAACTACCCAGCAGTTAATGCTGCTCAGGTAGGTGCTGCTAACGGAACAGCAGCAGCAGTTAAATATTTTGCTGGATTAAGAGATAAATTCTATAAGAACTTTGGTGAATTACCAGAATCAAATCTTGTTCGCCATCCCATGTTTGTTGATTTATATCGCAAACGCATGGATGCATCTATAAGAAATGCTATTGATACATATCCTGGAGATACAATTCCACCAGAATATATTCGCAAACTAGAGTATAGTGCTCGCCAATGGGCTAGAGCAGAACTGCGTCGTTCTCTTTACGATACATCAGAGCGTGTAGATGCAGCATATACAATGCGCTACATCTTTCCATTCTTTGGTGCGTTTACAGATGTTGCTGAAAAATGGAGTCGTATTGTAATTAATGACCCATCAGTTGTACGCAAGATGGAAATGATTTATAATTCTCCTGACCGTGTGGGACTTACAGAAGAACGTGACGGAAGAACATACATCAACGTACCTGGCGAATGGGTAAAACGTGGTTCTTTTGGTTTAGTTGATAGACCATTATCAATTCCTAAAACAAGTCTTGACTTATTATTCCAAGGTAATGCTTGGTGGAATCCAGGCTCTGGATGGTTTGTTCAGATTGCTGCGTCTCAATTAATTAAGGCAATACCTGATTTAGAACGTAACAGTTTGATTAAGACTATATTACCTTATGGCCCAACTGGTACAAGTCCTGCAGAATTTACTAAAGATTTATTTATTCAGAACCAAGCATTGCGCAAGGCCTGGGCTAGGTTTGATGAGAATGACCCAACACGTCGTAACCTAACAGTTCTTATTGCTATGGAAGAAAACCATAAGTTCGATAATGGACTTAGAACTTCTCAACCAAGTGCTAAAGAAATTGACAATAAGGTTAAAAGAATTCTTGCATTAGAAGTTGCCGCAAGAGCAGTTCTTCCTTTTGCTACTAACCTACGTTCCCCTTACCAATTCTATATTGATGAGTTCCAAAGATTACGTGAAGAAGACCCACAGAATGCATCAGAAAAATTCTACGATGCATATGGAGAAGAATACTTTTTATTCTCTACTAGCCTATCAAAGAACAATACTGGCATAGCAGCAACTATAGATGCAGAGAAACGCTCTAGAGAACTCTCTGACTTAATTGCAAAGAATCCAGAGTATGGATGGTTTGTAGTAGGAGATGTTAATGCTGGTGAATTTTCACCTAGCGTATATCAGAGCCAAAGAAATACTCCTGTTGCTCCTGGTAGCACAGAGAAGTTTCGTGAGTCACAAGACCCATACAAGGCTGTAGCCGCTACTCAAGCGGAAAAGGGTTGGATTGTTTACAACCAAGGTATTGAAATTATAGAGTCAGAACGTATTGCAAGAGGCTTACCTAATCTAAACGGCGTAGCAGCCGAAGATTTAAAGGAACGCAAGCAACGTTTTATCTCTGAACTTGAAGCAGAGAATCCTGAATGGGCTAAAGTTCGTGGAAAATTAGACACTAATAAAGTTGTTAACTTTTTAAAGTTTTCTAAAGAGTTAACCTCTGACCCTAGAACTAAAGATAGAAATGATATCAAGGCAATTGCTGATTACTTAGATGGAAGAGAATATGTTAGAGAGATTCTTGCGTCTAGAAGCAGTAAATCAATTGATGCTGTTGGTAATGCAGATTTGAAAGAAATGTGGGATACATTCACTAGCCAATTGCTAGATGAATACATTTCTTTCAGTAGAGTATATACAAGAGTCCTTGAAAAAGATGACCTTACGAAGGGATTATAATGGGTAACGGTAGCGGTGGTGCTTTAGATAATTTAAAAAATAATACTGGTTCAACCAATGTTGGCGGTAAGGTGTTTATAGGTCCTGGCAGGAAAGCAACTGTTAATGTTCCTGGACTTAACATAAGTGTTGAGCAGGAAGTTGATACTACTACAATAGCAGAGGCTAAAAAACGTTACTTTGCAGATAATAAAATACAAGATGGATGGCTTATTACTCTTAAGAAAAATGGCTATGGAGATGTAAGTCCTCGCCAAGCCCGAGCATTATATGAACTATCAGTTGATGGTGCTGGTGAATTTTATCAAAAGTCAGGTGGCGTTCAAAAGATAACTCCAGAAAAATATCTACAATGGTACTCTAAAGATACTGGGATATCTGGTTCTGGTGGACCTAAAGTTAGTGTACAAAAATATTTATTTCAACCAGAAGAAATCCAATCAATAATTGACGATACCTTAAGGTCTACATTAAACCGCAAGGCTACAGATGATGAAACAAAACAATTTTATACTGCTATCCAGGATATGATTAATCAAGGAACAGTGACTACTACCAAAAAAGTTGGTGGAAAAACCATAACCGAAACAACACCTGGTTATAGTAAAGAAAAAGCACAGGCAGTTATTACAAGTAAGTTAAAAGAACAATCACCTCAAGACTTTCAAGAAAAAGCAAGTTTAGATTTCGGTGACTTTTTGAGAAAGTTGGAGAGATAAATTGGCTGTTACAGACGCAACCGCATATGGCATTACTGCTGACTTAATCAAAGCATTTCCTGAACTTAAAAAGGTTTATGATTTATTTGTTGCTGGTGATTTAACTCAGGCTCAGTTAGAGTATTTTAACACTGCATACTACAAAGGTCTTACCACAACATCTAAGAATAGAACAGCAACTAAGGCTAGTCAACCTGGAGTATACACACAGGAGTTGGAAGCATTTAAAGTAAGACAACGTCAACGTCTTATTGCTAAAGGCATTAACTTAGATGAAGCAACTTTTAATACTACAATACAGGATGCTTATGATAAAGGTTTAGATGATAATCAAATTGACCTTCAAGCATTTTCAAAATTTAAAGGGACTATAGGCGGAGATACTTTAAGTAAGGTTCAATCACTTGAAGAATACGCTGATACTTTTGGTATGTCTTATGCTAAAACTACCCTAGATTCCTGGTCACAAGGTATATTCTCAGGAACTAATACCTTAGCAGATATTCAGGAAAAGATTCGTAGAGATTCTGCTAGCGCATATCCTGTTTTTGCAGATGATATTAATAAAGGAACTAGTGTTGATGCACTTGCATCTGCCTATAAGTCTTCTATGGCAAACATATTAGAAATTGATGCAGACACCATATCTTATACTGACCCAACATTTCGTAGAGCATTACAATATGTTGGTCCAGATGGTAAGCCTGCACTTAAACCAATATGGCAATTTGAAGCAGAGTTACGTCAAGACCCTAGATGGGATTTAACTAACAATGCTAGGGCTACAGTTGACTCATTATCACTTAAGGTTCTTAGAGATTACGGACAGGTGTAAAAATGCCATCAGCAGATTATTTATATGACCAAAAAATAGCGGCTGCACAAGCGGCTGCGGCTGCGGCTGCAGCAGCGCCAAAAGACTCAACTTATTTTACAAATCTTGGCCAACAACTAGTAGGCTCAACTGGCTATTCTGGTATGACTGCAGACCAAATAGCGGGTGAAAGACGTAGAGAATATACTGGAAAACCATCTGAGTATTATGTAGGAATGACAGACTCAGCAGCAACAGCAAAAGCCAAAATAGATGCAGCAAATGCAGAGGCTGCAGCCAAAGCAGCAGCAGAAGCACTTGCAAAAGCCAAAGCAGAAGCGGAAGCAGCGGCAGCAGCAAACAATGCAATAGCACTAGCAAAGGCACAAGCAGCACTAGCAGCGGCTCAAGCAGCAGCAAATGCAGCGGCAAGTTTAGCGGCAACTACGGCAGCAACTGCAGCACAAAATGCAGTAGCAACAACAGCAGCAACAGCGGCAGCCGAGGCTGAAAAGATTGCAGCACAACGTGAGTCTATTGGTAAGATTGTAGCAGATAGATTTGCTCAATATGGACTTTCTTCACTGGGAAATAAAGTTTTAGAATTTGCTCGTCTAGGCTACACTGAGGCTACAATTACTTTAGAGTTACAGAAAACAGATGAATACAAAGCAAGATTCTCTGCTAATACTGAAAGACAAAAAAAGGGTTTATCAGTTCTTAGTCCAGCAGAGTATTTAAGTGTTGAAGATGGATATCGCCAAACATTACGTGCTTATGGATTAAAACAATTTGACAATGATACATATGTAAAACAATTTATAGAAAATGATATGTCTCCATCAGAACTATCATCACGTGTAGTTACAGCAGTTCAAAGAGTTCAAAATGCTGACCCTTTAATTTCTAGAACATTACGTGATTACTATGGAATTGGTGACCTTGATATGGTTGCTTATGTTCTTGACCCTAATCAACAATTACCTAAGATTCAACGCCAGGTTGCAGCAGCAGAAATTGGTTCAGCAGCAAGACTTCAAGGACTTGAGGCTGGGGTATCTGTATCAGAGCAACTTGCATCACAAGGTGTAACTCAAGCAGAAGCACAAAAGGGATATGCAACTATTGCAGATATATTACCTACATCAGAAAAATTAAGTTCTATCTATGGAACTCAACTTCCAGGATACGGACAAGCAGAAGCGGAGCAAGAAGTATTTAATACTCTAGCATCTGCACAGCGTAAACGTAAAGCATTATCTGAAGCAGAGACAGGACAGTTCTCCACTAAATCTGGAATATCTAGAACATCTCTCTCACCAAGAACTGGCGCAGGCCAGTACTAAATAGAATCCTGTGTGATCCACCAGCCCACACAGCGTAAAAGACTGGCAGCAAGAGCCAGACCGATTCCCCGATTGGAACCTGTGGCTTGCGACTAAACTAAACGAATAGAAGGGTGGGTTGCTATGAGCAACAACTACTGGGATGAAGACGAAGACGACCTAGATACCGACAACGAGGCGCAAATGGATGGAAGCGATTTACTTAAAAAATTGCGAAAAGCCAAGCGTAACGATGAGAAGCGTATCAAAGAACTCACTGAGCAACTTGAGGGATTATCCAAGGTGCAGCGTGAGCGTGTAGTCAAAGAGGTCCTAGAAAAGAAGGGTGTCAATCTTAAGGCACAACGTTTAATCCTTAAAGACTTGGATGAAGTTAGCGAAGAGTCAGTTAATAACTGGCTTGACGATAATGGAGACTTGTTTGGATTAACTAAAGCGCCAGAAGTATCTGAGGAACAAGAACTAAATCGTGCAGCCTTACGGCAACAGGATGTAGTTACTCAACTTGGTACGACCCCTGACAAAGCCCAAGATTTAATGAATAGAGTTATGAATGCGGCTTCCGCAGAAGAACTCACTGCATTAATTCAAGGCAATTAATATCCATAGTAATTCTTAATCACCTTGGAGGTGAACAATGGCTAATGCATATACCGCGTCAAATGGTAACCTTGCTGGTACCGCTGGTGGTGCAGGTCTAGTCCAAAAGGCTTATGACCGTCTATTAGACTTCGCGTTGCGTTCAGAACCCCTTATTCGTAGTGTCGCAGACAAGCGCCCTGCTAAATTGGCAAATCCTGGCTCAACCGTAATTCTACAATTATACGCAGACCTATCAGAGTCAACAACTGCTCTGACAGAATCTACAGAGAAAGACTCTGTTCAGATTGCTGCTCCTACATCAGTTACTATTACTCTTGCTGAGTATGGTAACTCTGTACTTGTTACACGTGCGTTGGAACTATTCAGCCTTGCTGATGTAGACCCAGCAATCGCTAACATTATCGCTTTCAACCTTGCAGGCTCAATTGATACAGTTGCACAGACTGAACTACGTGGTGGCACAAACGTCATCTACGGTGGTACACGTACTAACACTGTAACAATCGCTGCTACAGATACAATTACTTCTGCTAACATCCGTAAGGCTGTTGCTAAGTTACGTTCTGGTTTATCAGTACCTCGCAAGGGTTCATTATACTGGTGTGGTATCCACCCAGAAATCTCACACGATTTACGTGCTGAGACTGGTGCTGGTGGATGGCGTTTGCCTCACGAGTACAACTCAAATGAAAACATTTGGGCTGGAGAAATTGGTGCATATGAGGGAGCCTACTTCGTAGAGTCTGCTCGTATGTTCAATGATACTGACGGTGCTTCAAGCGCCAAGGTATACCGTACAATTCTTTGTGGAAAAGAAGCATTGGCTGAGGCCGTTGCTGAAGAGCCACATATTGTTATCGGTCCAGTTATTGACCAATTGATGCGTTTCCGACCTATGGGTTGGTACGGCGTACTTGGCTTCAAGCGTTATCGCGAAGCAGCCCTGTATCGAATCCTAAACGGTTCATCAGTAGCGTAATTGACTGACGCTGTAGCAGGAGTAGAAATATTCCTGCTACGGAGTAAGTTCATTAAGGAGCCTAATGGCAACATATTTATTTAGAACACCAACCCTAGAACAAGGGCCAATAGGTGGACACCGTTTACATTCACACTTTAAACAACGCACTAAAAGTTATACAGTTATTAATCAAAGTGGTACATACTCACTAATACAATATCCATTAGATAGTGACCTAGCAGGTTATACCGCCTACTACATTGGTGGTGGAGAACATACTAATATAAGTGAGGCTATTAGAACCGCAATGATTGCAGCAAGCATAGGCATTACTTCGGCTAACTTCACGGTGGAATAAGGAAATATGGGACACGAGCACTGCAGTAAAGTTTTAGAATTTGGTTTTGATGAGAAGATGAATTACAAGGCAGCCCTTTACGGATGTAGCGGATGTGATGAAACTTCTTTGGTACCATTCCCACATACAGAACCTGAAGAAATAGACCATAGTAATTGTGGTGATGAGTGCTTTGGTTGTAAGGCCAAAAATTTACAGTTAGCAACTGGTGATGCCAGGGGCGATGTAATAGCAAGTGGCACCACCCAGAAGAAATGGAACTCTGAACTTGAAGCATATAGAAGTGCTAGAGCACAGGGTATTCAACCTAATGGTACAAATAGGAAACAGATAGAAGCAGCACACGATGCCTCTGAAAGATTAGGGTCAGCGTATGATGGCAACACAATGGTACAAGCAAAAAAGTTAGACAAAAAAACCGCCCACGTAATGAAAGAACTAAAGGAAGCAGGAATAAAATAATGGCAAAGATGTCAGGTAAAATGATGAAAGGCTACAAAGCCTATGAGAAAAAAGAATCACCTGCAATGAAGAAGAAAGAAGCAAAGGCTGGTATGAAGTCACTTAAGAAGAAAGGCAAGAAATAATGCCAAAAGTAGGAATGAAAGAATTTTCATACGGTCCAAAGGGTATGGCTATGGCCAAGAAAGAATCTAAAAAGACTGGTAAGAAAATGGTTATGGGTAAGTCAACAATGAAGAAAATGGGAAAGAAGAAGTAACATGGCTACCAAACCCAACGAATTATCTGCTCAACAAAAAGCAGAGCGTAGTCGGGCAGAAACTCGTCAATTTAGAATGAAAGTTCTTGACCCGTATTTAAATAAAGAAGGAAAGCACGATATTACTAAAATTCCTGGATTTCAATTTGGTCGAGGAACAGAGTAAATAATGTCATCAGGTCAATTTGTACGTCACGATAGTTTTAATAAAACTATTATGAGGGATGGTCTCATCCTTACCTTGCGTAAGGATGGAACTGTCAAAGTTCAAAGAGACCCTAAGACTGGGGATATAATTAAGGGGAGCAAATGAAGAAGGCAAAGTCTAAAGTTAATGAGGCTGGCAACTATACCAAACCTGGTATGAGAGCATCCTTGTTTAAAAAGATTAAGGCTGGCTCTAAGGGTGGAGACCCAGGAGAATGGTCTGCCCGTAAAGCACAACTACTTGCAGTTCAATATAAGAAAGCAGGCGGAGGTTACAAGTAATGGCACTTGCTAAATCTCAACAGTCACTTAAGAAGTGGTCTGCCGAAAAATGGAAAACATCTGATGGTAAACCATCTAAAGGTAAGAAGAGATATCTACCTACTGCAGCGTGGGATTCTTTAAGTCCTGCAGAGAAGGCAGCAACTAATAAAGCCAAGGCTGCTGGTAATGCCAAAGGTAAACAATTCGTTAAACAACCTAAGAACATAGCAAAGAAAACAGCAAAGTATAGGGGCAAATAATGACCGCAGCGTGGACACGTAAAGAAGGCAAGAACCCTAAGGGTGGCCTAAATGCAAAGGGTAGAGCATCCTATAAGGGTGGAACCCTCAAGGCACCTGTAAAGAGCGGGGATAACCCCCGTAGAGCCTCATTCTTAGCCCGTATGGGCGGGATGCCAGGACCTGAACGTAAGCCTAATGGTGAACCAACAAGATTACTATTATCCCTGCAAGCCTGGGGTGCTAGTTCAAAGGCTGATGCTAAACGTAAAGCAGCAGCAATATCCGCTAGGAATAAGGGAAAGAAATGAAAAAGTTAACTGTTGCTCAAAAATACAAAGACCTTAAAAAGCAAACTGAATCTGCTGGTATGAAGGTAACTGAGAAAAAAGGCAAGTTAGTAGTAAGCCGTAAAAAGAAAAAGAAATAAAGTCTGGGGGGACTATGGCTAAAAAAGAAAGATTAGCAGTTGCTTGGTGTGATAACGGCAATGTTGATGGCAAGTTTATGGAAGGTGTAGTAGACACCATTATAAACTCAGGAGTAGAATTCTGTGGCTCACTAAGAGCACACGGTAATCAGATAGCACAACAGCGAGAGATGTTAGTTAATCGTTGGTATGATAACAATAAGTCTGATTGGCTACTATGGCTAGATTCAGACATAATGATTACGCCAGAGAAGTTTCTTAAACTGTGGAAGCGCAGAGATGCGCAAGATATACCACTATTAACTGGAGTTTACTTTACAAGTAATGAACCAGAGCAACCATTAATGAAGCCACTTGCTACAGTATATGAGTTTGCTGAGGCAGAGTTTGGTATAGGTATTAGGCGTTTAGACCCTCTACCTAAAGATACCTTTATGAAGGTAAGTGCGGCAGGAATGGGCTTTTGCCTAATGCACCGCAATGTAATAACTAGAATTAAGAAAGCACTACCTGGAGTTCCATTCTTTACAGAGGTAGGTGCTAATAAGCAATTTACTGGTGAAGATATCTACTTCTTTGCAGTAGTTAACAAAGCAGAGATTCCACTATGGTGTGATACAGGGGCAACTGTAGGACATATGAAACGTTTTAATATGGATGAGAACTATTATGATGCATTTAGTAGGGGCAAAGGTTATGCCAACTGAGTATCCTAATTGGTTTAAACAGACAGCAGAAAATAACTTTAAGACTCAGTTAACCCCACTTGCTGGTAAGTTTAATTTAAGATTCTTACAGATAGGTGCCTTTACTGGCGATGCAACTGTATGGCTAGTAGATAATATATTAACTCAGGCTAACTCAGTACTAGAAGATGTAGATATCTGGACTGGCTCAGATGAAGATGAGCACAAGGCTATGGACTGGGCAGATGTTGAAAGAGTTTACGATTCACGTATCGCTTTCAGACCTAATGTAATTAAATATAAGATGGATAGTAGAGAGTATCTACGTTCTGTAGAAGAACCCACCTTTGACTTTATCTATATTGATGGTGACCATACTGCTGAAGGTGTACTACAAGATGCAGTACTTGCTTGGAGATTACTTAAGCCAGGTGGGATTATAGCCTTTGATGATTACCTATGGACAGACCCAAGAGGTATTGAGTATCAACCAGGTTGGTCAATAGATACTTTCGTAGGAATAGTCAAAGATGATTCAGAAGTTTTAGTATCAAACTCACAGGTTTGGTTAAAGAAAAAGGAGTAACAAATGGCAACTGGTAAAGAAGGTAGTAGTTTAACTGCAGAACTTAATCGTCTTGCTGGTACAACTGGTAAGGCAGACCAAGGTGCTGCTAACACATATGCTAGTACATCTGGCTTAGGAGTTAATGCTGCCCTTAATAAGAAGGCAGATGCTACTCGCCAACCTACTTCATATAAAAGTTTAAATGCTGTATGTAATGAACTTGCTAGTACAACTGGTAAATCAGCAATTGCTGCGTTAAGGAGCATAAACGTATAATGGCAACCACATTAACTGATATGATTAATGAAGTATCTATGAACTTATCTGGATACACATTAACTCAAGACCGCTCTACTTATCTTAGAACTGCTGTTACTACAACCACATCATCTAGTGCTTCACCAACAACTCTTAGCCTTGGTTCAACTGATAACGTAGGTAAAGGTATTGTTGAGATTGATGAAGAACTAATGTGGATAGATACCTATGACCGAGTTGGTAATACTGCAACCGTTGCTCCATATGGTAGAGGATATTTAGGTACAGGTCCATCAGCCAATACTGGAACAACTCACGATGCTGATACTAAAGTAACCATCTCTCCAACCTTTCCAAGATTTTCAATTAAGAGAGCAATCAATGATACTATCAATGCTTTAGGCTCTAGTATTTTTGCTGCTGCTACAACTACTATTACTTCTAATGCTGCTGTTGCAGCCTTTAGATTACCTACCTTAGTTACTTTAGACACTACTGCTGACTCATTAAAAATTCGTAACATCTTATCTGTTGCCTATCAATCAATTGGTGCTAGCAAAGAGTGGATTCCTATCCGTTCCTGGCGTCTTGATGCTAACGCTAATACTACTGCCTTTACAAGTGGGCAAACTATCTCTATCTATGATGTAGTTCCTTCTGGTCGTACTATTCAAATTGTATATTCTAAAGAACCTTCTGTATTTACTACTAACGCTCAAGACTTTGCAACACAAACTGGATTGCCTGAATCTTGTAAAGACTTAACAATCCTTGGGGCTACATATCGTTTGCTTACTAACTTAGACCCAGCACGTGCTTCAATGGTTAGTCCACAAGCAGATGAGACAGATGCTAAACGCCCATACGGTTCATCTCAATCTCTTACTAAAAATATTTACGCTTTGTATAGTCAACGACTAGCCGAAGAAATTAAAAAGCAAGAAAATAAATATCCTATCCGTGTCCACTACTCCCTCTAAATAGGAACATAAATGACAACTAGAAAATACTCATCACGAGCACAACAGACCACACTATCTAGCGGTATATCATCCGTTGATGTAACTATGACGGTAGGCTCTGGCGCAAACCTTATGGGTGGTAAGACACCCTCAGCAACTGAAACGTATACAGTTGTCATTGACCCAGATACCGCCCTTGAAGAAATTGTAGATGTAAGTAACTACTCATCTGGTAATACTCTTACTATCACTAGAGGTAGAGATGGTTCTACTGGTGTAGCCCACTCTGCTGGCGCAGTAATTCGCCATATGGTTATTGGTCGTGACTTACAAGAGTCTAATGACCACATTGAAGCAACCACAGGACACGGTGCAACTGGTGCTGTAGTTGGTACAACTAACACACAGACTTTAACTAACAAGACTATTGATACAGCAAGTAATACAATTACTGGTGCTGTAACTCTTACTGGAACTCAAACATTAACTAACAAAACTTTAACTAGCCCAACCTTAACTACCCCAGCCCTTGGTACACCATCTGCTGCAGTATTAACAAATGCAACTGGATTACCTTTAACTACTGGCGTAACTGGAACTCTTCCAGTAGCCAATGGTGGTACAGGTATTACTTCACTTGGTACTGGAGTTGCTACATTCCTTGGAACTCCATCAAGTGCCAACCTTGCTGCAGCCTTAACTGATGAGACTGGTACAGGAGCAAATGTATTTGCTACTAGCCCTACTCTTGTTACACCAGTTCTTGGTGTAGCAACAGCAACTAGTATTAACGGAACAACAATTCCATCAAGTGCTACTCTGGTTAAGACTAGCGATACTGGCACAGTTACAAGCACAATGATTTTAGATGGCACAATTCTTAATGCTGATGTCAATGCTTCTGCTGCTTTAGCATATAGCAAACTAGCCCTTACTGGTGCAATTGTTAATAACGATATTACTAACGATACAATTACAAATGCTAAAATTAATACTGCTGCTGCAATTGATAAAACAAAAATTAGTGGTACTGCCGTTACAGTAGCCGATACTGGTACTGTAACTTCAACAATGATTGCTGATGGAACTATTCTTAATGCAGATATTAATGCATCAGCAGCAATTGACTGGACAAAACTTGGTATATCATCAACTGTTTCATCTACTGAAATTGGATATGTTGATGGTGTTACTTCAGCAATTCAAACTCAAATAGATTCTAAGTTAGCAACAACAACAGCAGCAAGCACATATGCTCCATTGGCAAGTCCAACGCTAACTGGTGTTCCACTTGCTCCAACTGCAGCAGCCAATACTAATACAACTCAAATTGCTACAACTGCTTATGTGCAAACAGAACTTACCGACCTTATTGGTGGTGCTCCTGGAGCATTAGATACTCTTAATGAATTGGCTACTGCTCTTGCTAATGATGCAAGTTATTCAACAACAATAACTACTGCACTTGCAACTAAGTTACCTCTTGCAGGCGGTACTATGACTGGTGCAATTGCAATGGGAACAAACAAGATTACAGGTCTTGGAACTCCTACAGTATCAACTGATGCATCAACCAAGGCTTATGCTGATACAATGCTTCCACTTGCGGGTGGAACAATGTCAGGTGCTATTGCTATGGGTAGTAGTAAAATTACTGGACTTGGTACACCAACCGCTAATGGTGACGCTGTTACTAAGGCTTACGCTGATAGCATTCTTGTTGGCGCACCAGGTAACTTAACTGGTCCTATTACATCTGTAGGTGCTGCAACTAGTATTGCTTCTCAAACTGGTACTGGAACTAAGTTTGTAGTAGATACGAGCCCAACACTTGTCACCCCTGTACTTGGTGTGGCTACCGCTACATCTATTAATGGAACATCAATCCCAAATACCAAGACTTTAGTAGTAACTACAGATAAATTATCTGCTCTTGCTGCGACTACCTCTACTGAACTTGCAGGTGTTATCTCTGATGAGACTGGTTCAGGTGCATTAGTTTTTGGTACAAGTCCTACTTTAACAACACCTGTAATTTCAAGCATTGTTAATACAGGAACTTTAACTTTACCTACATCAACAGATACTTTAGTAGGTAGGGCAACAACAGATACTTTAACCAATAAAACTTTAACAAGTCCTGCACTTACAACTCCTACAATCAGCACTTATACAACTAATGGAGATATAGTTTATGGTACTGGTTCAGGTGCTATAGTTCGTCTAGGAGCAGGTAGCGCAGGACAAGTTTTAACTATTGCTGGAGGGGTACCAACATACGCAACCCCATCATCAGGAGATTCAACACCCACAGTATTTATGCTAATGGGCGCGTAACCAACAACTAAGGAGAAAAACAAATGGCAACAACCTATAAAGTGTTGGGACAATCTAACCCAGCAGCAACAACAGCAACAACTCTATACACAGTACCTGCATCTACCTCAACGGTAGTGTCTACTATTACAGTAGCAAACCTTGCTGGTTCTGCTGCAACATTTCGTATCTCTGTTAGACCTGCTGGAGGAGTACAAACTAACGCAATGTATATTGCTTATGATGTAACAGTAGGTGCTCTTGATACAACAACATTAACTATTGGGCTAACGCTGGCAACAACTGATGTTATTACAGTTTATGCTTCAACAGCCACTTTATCATTCAATGCATACGGAAGTGAGATTTCCTAATGACAGTTAAAAGTGTTAAAACTGGTGTTTCAACCTCTTTAGCAGTAGGTAATACTAGTGTTGCTAAACCTACTGAACCTACTATTGGTGCTGTCGCTGCTGGCCCAACACCAAGTACTCAGGTAACTGTTGCCTATACTGCTGCAACTAAAGGTGCTACTGCTACAACATTTACTGCAACATCTAACCCTGGTTCTATAACTGGAACAGGTGCTTCTCCAATAACAGTTTCTGGTTTAACTGGTAGTACTTCGTATACTTTTACCGTAAAAGCAACTAACGCTAATGGTGATTCTCTAGCATCTTCAGCAAGTAGTTCTATTACAACTGGTGTCCCATTAGTTACTGTTAATTATCTAGTTGTAGCAGGAGGTGCTGGAGGTGCAGCAGCCGAGGGTGGGTATGCTGGTGGCGGTGGTGGTGCTGGTGGATATAGAACTAGTGAAGATAGCACTAATTTAGCATTAACAGCGGGAACTGCTTATACAATTACAGTTGGTGCTGGAGGTGCAGCAGATGCTAACGGTTCAAATTCTACACTAGCAACTATTTCTTCTACTGGTGGTGGAAGAGGTGGCAACACCGCACAAAGTAGAAATGGTGCAGCGGGCGGTTCTGGTGGTGGTGGAACACAATACTTTAATCCAGGTGCTGGTAACGCAGGTTCGTACTCACCAGTAGAAGGTTACTCAGGTGGTTCATCTCCTAATGCTAAAGGCGGCGGTGGTGGTGGTGCTGGCGGTGCTGGAAGTGCGGCTGCTGGTGATAATGCTGGCAGCGGTGGTAGTGGTAGGTCATTTGCTATTACATCAACTGGTTACGCAGGCGGTGGTGGTGGTGGTAACACTTTCAATGGTGGAGGTGGTGATGGTGGCAATGGTGGCGGTCGTGGTGCTAGGTATGGAGAATTTTCTGCCAATGCTGGAACTGCTAATACAGGTGGTGGTGGTGGTGGCGGTGCTGCTGCTTTTAATCCAAATGCTGCAGGTGGTTCTGGTGTGGTAATTATTCGTATACTAAATACCTACACCGCAACATTCTCTGGTGGAGTAACTCAAACATCTACTACCCCTACAGGATATAGACTTTACACAGTAACTGCTGCTGGTATATCAGACACAGTTACATTTAGCGCAGTATAATAGAATAAGGAGAATAATAAATTATGGCACATTACGCATACCTTGACGAAAACAATATAGTCCAAAGTGTTTTTGTTGGAAAAAATGAAAATGAACCGTTGCTAGAAGGTTATACTTCTTGGGAACAATATTATAATGCAAAGCGTACTTCATACAATACTTATGGTGGAGTACATACAGAAGGTGGAACTGCATTTAGAAAGAATTATGCTGGTATAGGTTTTACCTATGATGAAGCAAGAGATGCTTTTATTCCACCAAAACCTTTTAACTCTTGGACATTAGATGAGGCTACTTGCCGTTGGCAAGCACCTACTCCTGTGCCTACAACAGAAGGTAAGTTTTATCGCTGGTCAGAAGATGACTTATCTTGGCGTGAAATAAATAATTCTTAATTAAGGAGCACTGTGGTCAGTCGTGATATAACCGAAGGCCGAGGTTCGGCAACTGCCAGCATTGGTCGTTCTATTGCCGTTGACCTTGGTATTACAGCAGACAGTTCTGTCTGGACAAATACAGATGTAGCCTATGATGTAGCCCTTGGTGGTATGCCTTTCATCTATGCAGTATCAGATGCTAGACCATACATCAGACAGACTGCTCCTTATAAGAAAGACCAGTTTGATAGTAACAAAGAACCAGGTGAGCAATCACTTACTGGTTGGTGGATTAGAAGTCAATCATCATTCCATTCTGGTACAGGTATTAAGTTCTATGACCCAGACGGTGGCGAGACAACAGCACACAGATTTGCTGACTCTTCCAATGTAGATGTATTTACTAAAGGACAAGTAACTCTACTTAAAGAGACTGCAGCACTTACTGGTGTTACTACTGGTGTCTATAAACTTATATCTATAGTCGATGGTGGAACAGATAAGATAATTGGCTGGACTCCTGCAAATACAACTATTAAGAACTATACCCCTGCTGGTACTGCTGTTACTTATACACACGTAGTTACTGCTGGATTAGATACTGCCACTCTTGCTATTGCAACAGATGGCGCACATTTATTTGTGGCAGATAATGACCACATTTATTCAGGTGAGATTGCAACTCCTACTGCTGGTTACTCAGAATATTATGCTACTGGTAGTGAGCGAGTAGTACTTGCTTGGGTCAAACAACGTCTTGTTGCTGGTGTAGGCGCAGGTATCTATGAGTTAACTGGTACTAAAGGAACAAGTAGAGCCTTACCAACTGCTACATATACACACCCTAACTCTGATTGGATATGGACATCTATATCAGAAGGTGGCTCTGCCATCTATGCTGCTGGTTATCTTGGCACCAATGGTGCTATCTATAAGTTTACTTTATCTACTGCTGGTGTTATGCCAACCCTTACCTCAGGTATTATTGCAGCACAACTACCTAGTGGTGAGTATCCACTTAAGATTGAATCTTATCTAGGCTACCTAGTAATTGGAACTAACAAGGGTGTGCGTGTAGCATCTATATCAGATACAACTGGAGACCTAAGTTATGGTCCATTAATTATTGAAGCAGCAAACACAGGATTAGACTTTGCATTTAGAGATAGATTTATTTATGTAACTGGCACAATTAATACCTATGCTGGCTTATACAGAATTGATTTAGGTAACGAACTTGAGACATTACGCTTTGCTTATGCTAATGATACCTACCTTGACGGAGCAACTGGCTATGCTACTAGCGTAGACTTTGTAGGTAACTCAGACCAGATAGCATTTACTACCTCTGGTAGCAATGGTATTGCTATCCAATCAACTACAGTTCTAGCCCCATCTGGTTATATCAAGACAGGTAAGATTCGCTACGGAACTTTAGAACCTAAAAACTTTAAACGTTTAATTGGTAGAGGTACATTTAATGTAGGAGAAACTACCTTATCTAGTGTAGGAACTAACGATGATGGTACTGAGACAGAGTATGACCATATTGTTTACAATACAGATGTTAATCCAGTAGAGATAACTACCTCTGTTCCTGCTGATGCACAAGAATTCTTAGCCTATAAATTTACATTAGCACGTGATGCTACAACTACTACCCTTGGCCCTACCTTTAAAGGTTATCAGGCTAAGGCTACTATTGCTACACCTCGCGTAAGAGTTATTAAGTTTCCTGTTTACTGCTTTGATATAGAGACAGATAGATATAACACTATTGTTGGCTATGAGGGCAGAGCATTTGACCGTATCAGATTACTAGAAGAGATTGAGAAAACTGGTGATGTTATCACCTGGCAAGACTTAACTACATCTGAATCATTACAGGCAGTTATAGAAGAGATATCATTTACTCGTATGACACCACCTGATAGACGATTTGATGGCTTTGGAGGAATCATAGAAATTATGATTAGGACAGTATAATGAATGCTAATGACTGGGCTGGTCTTGCGCTAGCAATAAGCACTATGATTGGTTCCTTTGCATTAATGGTAAGGTGGCTAGTCAAACATTATCTTGAAGAATTAAAACCAAACGGGGGCAGTTCGGTAAAAGACCAAGTCAATAGATTGGAAGCCCGCGTTGACCAAATTTATCTACTCCTTTCTGATAGGGATTAGCCTACTTTTAATACCACAATTAGCCTATGCTGATGAAGTACTTATTGAATTAACCCCAGAGATTGCTTATGTAGATACTGTAGTAGAGGTAACAACTCCTACTGATTATGTAATTGAAACAACTACTGGTCCTAGATTTGAAGTATCACCTGCTGGTGTAACCACAGAGCGAGTTGCTTGGGTAGATTCTTGGATACAATTACGCCAAGGCGATACTGTCTTAAGACAAGATGATGATGGTAATCATAATAGTCAAACTAATTATTGGGCATCAAGGTTAACTGGTAATGCAGCACCTGGCACATATACAATTCGTGCTACATCATATGATTATATAGTTGCAAATCAAAGACCTATTGGTACTTATACTTTAAGTAGTAATTTAATTAATGTTGCACCTGTGCCAGAGCCAGCACCTATTCCAGAACCAGAGCCAGTACCTCCTCCTGAGCCTGCACCTGAACCTAGTACCACTGTGGTACCACCTATAATTATTGATTACCAACCAGTAGGACCTGAGCCTGTACCTGAGCCTCCCGTTCCTGTTGAAGAACCACCTACACCAGTCGTAGAAGAGCCTGTTATAGAGGCTCCAGAGCCTCCTATAGAGCCTGAAGCACCTCCTGTTGTAGTAGAAGAACCTCCTACACCCATAGAAGAGGCACCTCCTGTACCTGTAGAGGAACCACCCGTTCCAGTTGAGGAAGCACCTCCTGTAATTACTGAGCAATCTACACCTGAAGAAGTAGAAGCGGCAGTAGAAGCAATCATTGAAGCAGCAGATGGTGAAGCCATTACTGTTGAGGCTATTGCAGAAGCAGGTCTTACTCTTGAAGACTTACCATCTGATACTCCAGTAGAAGTTCGTACTGATGACAATGGTAACGCAGTTGTAATTACTGCAGAAGTTGCTATTGCATTACAAGTATTTGATTCACCTGCTGAATTAGTAAGTGCAATCTTTGATAACCCAGGACAAGTCTTAACAGCCGTAGCAAATATAGGTGCTGATATGTCCGATGAAGAACGAGAAGAGTCAGAAGAAATTATTGTTGCATCTGTTATCGCTAGTCAGGCTGCTATAAATGCAGCAGGTATGGCAGCAGGTACGGCAACTAGAATTCCAACGCCAAGTTCCCCTGCTGGTGGACCTATGGCTGGTAACGATAAGCCTAAGTCAACTAGAAGGAGAAAACCTTGAAAATATTAAAAGATATGATTGAACAATTATGGACAGTACTAGGTATGTTTATTGCCTGGGTTGTACTTGATGGTTCAGCAAAGACTGTAGTTGGCTACGCAATTATCGGAACACTAATTGCTTGGGCAATTACTTACCGACTAAGAAACCCAAAGGACGACAATGAGTAATGTAGTGGACATAGCCAAGTCTCAACTTGGATATCAAGAAGTAGGTACAAGAAATGACAGTATGTATGGTAAGTGGTATGGACTTAACTACAACCCTTGGTGTGCAATGTTTGTATCTTGGTGCTTTGACCAAGCAGGACTAGCCGAAAAGATAGCAGCCCAAACTAAAAAAGGATTTGCTTCTTGTCAAGCAGGACTTAAATGGTTTACAAGTAAAGGCAAGATAGTCCCAGTGGGTAAAGCCCAGCCTGGAGATATAGTTTTCTTTCAATTCGATGCGGATGCAGAGGCTGACCACGTTGGTATCTGTGCTAGTAACGATGGAAAGAAATACCTTACGGTCTATGAGGGTAATACCTCAGGGGATAATAAGGGCAGTCAATCAAACGGAGATGGTGTGTATCTAAAAAAACGTGCCTACTCCCTAGTAATGGGCGTTGCTCGCCCTTAAGGATGGAATATGAATACAGATAAACTAAAAGCAATCGCAATTACCTATGTTCGTGCTGCTGTTGCAGCAGTAACTGCTTTGTACCTTGCTGGTACAACTGACCTAAAGACACTAGCATTAGCAGGTGTCGCTGCTGTAGCAGGACCAGTCCTAAAGGCATTGGACCCATCAGCAACAGAATTTGGTGTCAACAGTAAGTAATTAAGTACCCCTAATAGGGCCTACAAGGCCAATTAGAGACACAAATAACCCCCCGACCAGTAGATATACTGGGAAGGGGGTCTTTTGTCGTTCTATCTCGTGTTTTATTATCTCTATTATAGACCCCTTCAGGGTCTTATATATTATTACATATCTAAGTATACACTTAATATTAATCTATGTAGGGAGGCAAACTTTAACTGCCTACCTTTATCCACAACCTGATGTGATATACTACTGCTATGACTATACAACTAGATGAATACATATTACCTGAACATATATCTTACTCTGCATTTACTACATACATTGACTGTGGTTATCAGTATTACCTAGGTCGATTGCTACAATTACCTGAAGCCCCCTCTGTTTGGTCAGTAGGTGGGTCATCATTTCATACAGCCACTGAGATGTGGGATAGGGAGAACCTATGATTAGTGTAGTTAACGAAGAGGGTGGCATTACTACCATGCAATGGGAAACTTATAATACTATTATGCGTGAACGATATATTGATGGCTTAAAAGAAACTTGGGTTGTGGCTGTTGGTTCTATTAATTCTCTTATTGATAAGACAACAGATGAGACAGAACTTACTGGATTACTTCATGCTAAACTAGCACTTAAGGAGGCACTAAGTGAGCACCGCTCAAAGTTTATGGGATAGTGCTTGGCTTAAAGAAGCAGAAGGTGTTGACTTAACATTTGCTCGTGTTGGTGGTAGAACATCTAAAGCATTTCCTGATAGGGAGAATGTAGATTTCTGGCAACAGACAGGACCTGAATGGGTTCAGTCTTATATTAATTGGCGTATTGCTAATACAGATTGGAAAATTTGGTATACTCCTGAAGGCGCACCTGCCATAGAGTTGGGGTTAACTCCTATTTTTGCTGGCATACCAGTGAAGATGGTTCTCGATAGAGTGTTTGAAGTCAATGGTGAGTTGGTCGTGGTTGACCTCAAGACTTCACAACAAACCCCAACTAGTACTTTACAACTTGGCTTCTATAAACTAGGACTCAAACAAATCTTTGGTATAGATATTAAGTACGGTGCTTACTGGATGGCAAGACAAGAAGGTACCTCTAGTATGGTAGACCTTAGTACTTATACAGAAGAGAAACTTGAATACCTTGTCGCCTCCTTTGATAAGGCACGCAAGGCTGGTATATTTATTCCTAACACAAACAACTGCAATCGTTGTGGACTTACAGAACACTGTCAGTTCACCTCGAAGAAATGAGAAAAATGGCAAATGAAGACTGGAAACTACAGGTTTCCTACAAGACACCATCAGGTGATATGATAAACGTACGTGCTAATACTGCTGATGAACTATCAGTATTGTTAGAGGGCGTAGGAGATTACTCCACACAGATTGCTGCTACTCAGCAGAAGATAGTGGGTTCATATAACTTAAACCCTTTATCGACATCGAGTTCCACTACAGGCACAAGGCCCTCGAGTTACTCCGCACCAACCCCAGTGTCAGCAGTATCAGGTACAGCAGCGCCAGTGTGCAAGCACGGAGCCCGTATATGGCGAGAAGGAATCAGTAAGGCAAGTGGTAAACCATATGCTTTCTGGGCTTGTCCATCTCCACAAGGAACATCTGACCAATGCAAGCCAGTAAATTAAAAGACTGGCATAAATCTTTTTACGGAACTAGAAAGGAACCAGGATGCGTACACTTGTCAGAAGCGTTGGCCGTGCCAGTATTGGTGGGGAACCATTACCATCGTGCTTCAAAGCATTTGAATCAAACAAGATTATCATCCGTCGGTCTGAAGTTTCTATGTTTGCAGCAGCACCAGGAGTTGGAAAGTCAACACTTGCACTAGCATTAGCATTAAAGATGAAGGTGCCAACACTTTACATATCTGCTGATACTAATGCACATACTATGGCTATGCGTTTAGCCTCTATGATTTCTGGAAAAAACCAAACAGATGTAGAAGGGATGCTACATTCTGATGTTGGTTGGACTAAGGCTACTCTATCCAAGAGTAGCCATATAGTCTGGTCCTTTGAATCAGCACCGACATTACAAGATATTGATGAAGAAGTCCAAGCCTTTGAAGAACTATGGGGTTGTTCTCCTACACTTATTATAGTAGATAACCTAATGGATGTAGCCACCGATGGTGGTGAAGAGTTCGCTTCAATGAGAGCGATAATGAAGGAGTTAAAATATCTTGCTCGTGCTACTAATTCGGCTGTTGTCGTTCTTCATCACACTAGTGAGGCTGTGCTTGGGACACCGTGTCAGCCACGCTCTGCTATCCAGGGTAAGGTGGCACAACTACCAGCGCTTATATGTACACTTGGTGTGGTCGGAACTTCAATGGGTGTTGCTCCAGTCAAAAACAGATACGGAAGAGCAGACGCAGGTGGAGGATTGATGACTTGGATTGCATTCAATCCTGAGTATATGTTCGTTGATGATATACCAGAAAATAATTAATGATAATAGAATTAAATAAAGATGAGGTTAGAGTATGCACTATGCTTGCCGTAGAGAGATGGCTAACTAAGTTTGGTTCTACTGACCAACCTAACTATGCACAAGGTAAAGCAGACGGCAGACTAGAGCCTGAGATTAACGCTAACATACGGGCTAATGTATGTGAGTGGGCTGTTGCTAAGCATTACAATCTTGCTTGGAACAATCCTTGGTATCCAAATGCTTTACATAAGAAGCGTTACCCACTACCTGATGTTGGAGAAAACCTAGAGGTAAGGTCTATTAGAACTCAAGATAGTATAGCATTCTGGGGTAAGGATAAAGAGAAGGTTATAGTTGGAACTAAATGTTTAGACCTAGAATATTTTTCTAAGGTAGAAATATTTGGTGTTGCATATCCCGAAGAGTTCATGAAGCCTGAATACTATGACAAGTATATAAATGGTTGGCGTATACCAATAGATGGGTTCACACATGAGTAGTTATGGTAAACGCAAGGGTGCTACCTTTGAGACTAGTGTAGTTAAATGGCTACGTCTTAAAGATATATTAGCAGAACGATTGACTAAGGCTGGTGCTAAAGATGAGGGTGATGTAGTTGCTTTCTTAGATGGAGCAGCAAACATACTAGAACTAAAGGCAACAAAGAAGTTAGACTTACCACAGTTCTGGCGTGAGGCTGAGGTAGAGGCAGAGAATTATGCTAAGGCTAGAGGATTAAAAGAAGTACCATATAAATTTGTAGTAGTTAAACGTAGGCAAGCAGGTATAGACAAGGCTTGGGTGGTGGAAGACTTTGAACAATGGACTAAGAGGGCAGGCAAATGACTTACCAAACATACGAGAAATACTCATCCACTATGGAGCGAGTATACGACAAGAACACGGGCAGGCTAATATCAAATGCCCTTTCCACTCGGACACTCATCAATCAGGAAGCGCTAATCTCGACGATAACATATTCATATGCTTCGCCTGTGGAGTCCAAGGTAATAGTTTACAAATTGTCGCACAACAAGAAAGGGTAGACATACGTGAAGCAAAGTCAATTGCAGAGGGAATTGTTGGGACAAGCAGCACTACGGTACGGGGCAAACATTTATCAGGCAGAGGATTACCTCAGAAGCAGAGGTATAACAATGGAAGCGGCACGACTGGCACGATTCGGCGTAGTAGGGGAGGCTGAGATTGGACATGAACAATTCCAAGGAAGGTTATCGATACCGTATATTACCAAGACTGGTACAGTCGATATTCGTTTTCGTTCTCTTAATCCTGCTGTTGAACCTAAGTACATGGGATTAACTGGAGCCGAAACTAAGATGTATAATGTATTAGACATAGAAAAAGCGGGAGATTTTATAGGAGTGTGTGAGGGTGAACTTGATACAGTTACTTTATCTAGTTGCATTGGTATACCTTGTGTCGGTGTACCTGGTGCTAACAGTTGGAAGAAACATTACACCAGGTTACTCGCTGACTTTGAAAGAGTATTTGTATTTGCAGATGGAGACCAACCAGGAAAAGAGTTTGCCAATAGTTTGGCAAGGGAGTTGCCCGTCACTATCGTGCAGTTGCCAGACGGAGAAGATGTGAACAGTGCATATGTTAAGTATGGTGCTGATTATATAAGAGATAAGGCAGGGCTAAATGGATAACAAGGTACCTCCTTGCCCTGAATGTGGTGAGCAGTTTGATAATGTATTCCAAGCAACTGACCACTTACTAGAAGATGATGAAGAGTTTGACCCATCTTTAATCTTACCTAATGGTTCTAGATTAATGATAGGTTCTTTACTTAGGTGTCTGTATAAATATG